TCAAACTCAAGCACAAATAGAAAAACTGTTTGGTATGAGTCATGACATGTTCAAACACATTGTGGCACTAAACACGTACACAGAGCCTTTTCTCAGTATGCGTCAAAATGATCAGAGAGCGATTATTGAGCAACTACTAGGTATTACAATGCTTAGTGAAAAAGCAGAGGTTCTTAAAGAACAACAAAGGTTGACCAGAGATGCCATCAAAGAAGAAGAGTTTAGAATTAAAGCAGTTGAAGAAGCAAATTCCAGGATTGAGAAAAGTATTGGTGATTTGGAACGCAGACAAAAAATTTGGCGTGACAAACAAACGTCCGACATTGAGGCTGTTGAGCAACAAATCAATACATTGGAAAAAATAGATATTCAAACAGAGCTCAATAATCATGCACTGCTAAACGACTACCTCGAAAAGAAAAATTTACGAGATCAAGCTGAACAATGGCTGTCTAATATCAAACAAGATAATGCCAAACATGATCGCATGGTTACTAATTTAGAATCAGAAATTGAATTACTTAAAAAACACAAATGCCATGCATGTGGTCAACAAATACATGACGATAAACAAGAACAAATATTATTAAGCAAAGAAGATCAACTAGGTGAAGCTCGTAGCCACATGCTAGACAATGATAAAAAGTGGAGTGAATGGGAACAAGTACTAGAAGAATTAGGCGAGCTAGGTCATCAACCTGTCACACACTATAATACACTACAAGAAGCATTAGAACATCAAAATACACTGAGTAATTTAAAATCAGAATCCAATCGCATAATGAATGATAATGACACATATCAAGAACAAATAAACACACTAAAAGAAACTGGCATGCAAAATATAAGCTGGGACGAAGTAAACAGTTTGAATATAATGAAAGATCATCAAGATTTTTTGTACAAACTGTTGACAAACAAAGACAGTTTTATTAGAAAACGTATAATTGAACAGAACTTACAATACTTAAACAGTAGACTAGCTTACTATTTGACCAAACTAGGTTTGCCACATGAGGTTGCATTTCAACCTGATCTTACAGTTGAAATAACAGAACTAGGCAGAGATTTAGACTTTGATAATCTAAGCAGAGGTGAACGTAATAGACTGATACTAGGACTTAGTTGGGCATTTAGAGATGTTTTTGAAAGTATGAATACACCTATAAACTTTTTAGCTATTGACGAACTTATTGATAGTGGTATGGACACCAATGGTGTTGATGCGGCATTGGGTGTACTTAAAAAGATTGAACGTGAACGCAACAAAAATATATTTCTTATCTCACACAGAGACGAACTTGTAGGTCGTGTAAACACAATACTACAAGTAATCAAAGAAGGTGGCTTTACAACGTTCAGTACAGATACGGAGTTTGTCGATGCCAAGTAAATGGTCATATCAAGGAAACAAAAAGATATTCGAATCACCTGATGGTGGTAAGACTGTATATGAAAGAGACATGGGCCAACCTCACAACACTAGAAGAAAACTCACTCCAGGTGAAAAGTTGTATGGTTATCATCCACAAGAATTGTTGACTAGCAAAATTTTGCCAATTGATATATTCTATAAACTTTTTGGAAAAGAACATGAATGATTATGATGATGATTATATTGTAAGTGTAGATAGTTTCAACAACAAAGGTTACAAAGGTGATGATGATTTTCAAGATTGGCTAGCCAACGAAGCACCTCTTGTTTCTAATACAACCTATGGCACTACTGTCGATTTAAGCGATCTAACGTTTGGAAATACTAGTACAAATAAGATAAAATTACAATATTCTATGCCTATTGATATGTTATACAAATGGTATCCTAAGGAGATGAAAAAAGATGAAGAATTCAACGATGACATTCCTTTTTGATGTTGATGGCACACTTACTGATGCATGTAAGCCTATTGACAAAGAATTTGAATCCTTTTTACATGAGTTTATAAAGCACAATAAATGCATTATTGTAACTGGTAGTGATAGACCAAAAACAGTGGAACAGATCGGTTTAGAGCTCACAAATGCTTTTGACAGGGTATATCATTGTAGCGGAAATCATGTGTTTGAAGGCAATAAAGAAGTCAAAAAGAATGATTGGACACTATCAGATGCACAATATACATTTTTGCAAGAACACTTACAAAAAATAAACTACAGTGAAATGACCGGTAATCATATAGAACAACGCACAGGTACCGCTAACTTTAGTATTGTGGGAAGAAATGCAGATTGGGATCAGCGTAAAAGATATTCTAAATGGGAAGAAATCAACAAAAGCAGAGAAACAGTTGCAATGTATTTTAATCAAGAATTCAAAGATAGCATTGCACAAGTGGCTGGAGAAACCAGTATAGATATTTTTCCAATAGGCTGTGACAAGAGTCAAGTCTTAGTAGAACAAGAAGGTACAACTATATTTTTTGGAGACAACTGTCACCCAGGCGGTAATGATTATACAGCCGCCCAAGCTAGTACATATTATCATCAAATTGATAACGGATACAAGCAAACTTGGGAAATCTTAAAAAATACATATATTTCGGTTGACAAATGAGTGAACTGGCATATATAGTAGTTGCTAAACAAATAATATGCAATGGACTTATCAAGGCAAAATAGTAGATGAAATACCAAAGGAATACGTAGGTTTCGTATACCTTATTACCAATCTTACAAACGACAAGAAATATATTGGCAAAAAATTAGCACAATTTAAAGTAACTAAAAAACCCCTTAAAGGCAAAAAGAACAAGAGACGATCAACAAAAGAAAGTGACTGGAGAGACTATTGGGGATCCAGTGACACGTTGAACGAAGATGTTCAAACATTAGGCCCAGAAAACTTTACCAGAGAAATACTGTACTACTGCACTGGCAGAGGCGAAATGAGCTACTTGGAAGCTCGTGAACAGTTTGATCGTAAAGTATTAGAAACTGACGAATACTACAACGGCATTATAAATGTACGAGTTGGCGGTTCTAAGGCACTTATTGAATCACTTAACAGACACCAGTCATAAAATAGCTTCTTTGACCGTAGCATTGAGATTGTATTTTAACAATACCGTCGGATCTTGCTTGAAGCAAACAAACCAAATGAGTGGGCTCTACTGCGCCATTGTAACCCACGGATAGCTCAAAGGTCGTCGTTATGGCTGAGAGTGTTTCTGCGTTTTAAGCAGTGTGTAAAGGGGTATCGCAAAACCGCCTCTTCCGAAAGGTTACACTATAACGATGCTAGCTGGAGACGGGGTAATGACCGTTTCGTTTTTTTGCACTTGGCTGTAACAAGCTAAGTGCGACTGAAAACAAGGTAATAACGAAATAAATCAAATAAAAACAATCAAACGAAATGAAATGAGTTTGACGATGAGCTTTAGCTCTTCGAACTAGTATTTTTTAGTATTACGGCCTCTAGCTTTATCAATTGCTTGTTTTTCTGCTTCTGACTTTTCTTTCATAAGCTGTTGAATTTCTTCAATCTGTGGAAGAGTCATTGAATGTAAATCTTGTACAGTATAACTACCATTAGTAAAAAGTGCTATAGAATTTATTATCTTACGCAAGTTTTTACGTTCTTGGTCATAATTATTAATTATTTCTTGGATGCGTTCTGTAGATACTGCTCTGGAGATCTGTTGGCGAAAAAAAAACTTGGATTGTATTGTACACTACCTGTAAATTGTTTCCCACATTCTTCAACACTACATTTAAAATCAAATCGATCTTGTATTCCGTTTTTGTTTTGTTCACTGCAAATCTTTTGTAATTTTTCTATAACATTTTTATTACTATTGGCTAACCATTCTACTATATGTTCAATTTTATCTACTATCTGTCCATCTGGTAGTTTAATAAATTCAATTGCATCAGCTAGTATAGCTATGGTTGCCGCTGTTGCTGTTTGAATGCTTTCTTGATATCTTTCTTTCAAGTCTTCTGGTATAACACCTTCACCTTTTTGAAGTTCGGATAACATTCTAGTTGTTTCAACTGTCTTGAGTGTATTTGCTGAAACAATTTTTAGAGTATTGGGTTTAATTGACAATGTCAAGCCATCAAATTCAATTTCTGATCTTTCTGTTTGAAAAGTTACTTTACTAAGTATTTGGGCTAGATCCAATTCATAATTTTGCCATGTTTCGCAGTGTGTGCATTGTGTTTCAATTGTCATTTTTTTGTTGTAGGTGGCGGCTCTACTAGCAAGTAAAAGCACATCAACATCAGGCATTGCAATTTCATACGGGTCCACAATATCTGGACAAATACTTTTGAAAAGTTCAAATAAACTTTCACCATTGTACAAACTATCTGGTATGTTCATTCTTATTTCATCTTGTAGTGTCATGGGCAATACTCCTATTTCTCCGTCTTCAGTTAACTTCGGAGGTTGAGAATACCATTTGCCTTGTGTGGGCAATTTTACATAGATTTCCTTACTACGATAAAAATTTGTTAATGGATTATCTGACATGTTTTCCGCCTATAAATAACAGTATATAAAAGTATTTATCTGAATTAAGTGAGCAGTTAATGGCAGTAATCCAAATTCCAATAGGTGGCAGACCGGTACCCATAGAAGTGCCGGATTTTGCCATGGAAAGCACACAACAAGATTTATTAAATGTAACTCAAAAAATGGCATCTGCAATAGGTGCTTTAGATGGTCCAGACGGTACTAAAGAATCTGTTGACAAGTTAACTAGTGCTGTACAACAAGGCAATGCAGAACGAAGAGACTTGAATCGTGATCTCAGGGGTCTAGCAAATGGTGCAAGTGGTTTAGCCGCCAGTGCAAAAAATCTTGGAGATGTAACCAAAGCTGGAGAATTTAGCAAAAGAATATTTGATGCACTAGGATTAGTCAATGTTGGTGTGCAGTTTGGATTGGTTTTTGGTTATGCAGAAGAATTAGGCGAGGTTTTCAATAAAACTGCTAGAGTTGGTGTAGATTTTGGTAATGATTTACTGATAGTGCAAAGCGAAGCCGCTAGTCTAGGACTTACATTGGATCAGTTTGGAAAAATTGTAGGTACACAAGGTTCTATCATGGCTGGCTTAGGAGACAACACAACTCAAGGTAGTCAGAGATTTATGGATTTTGCACAAAGTCTCAGAGAAGGTACTAGAGAATTAGGTTTCTTTGGAATGAAATCAGACGAAATGGCAATGATACTAGCAGATGAGTTAGAAGTAAGGCGTCAGACTATAGGCAGTGAAAGACTTAGACAAACAGGTGAAGCTGAATTGACTGCTCAATTAAAAGAAAGTTTTATGATCAATGAAGCCATGGCAAGACTCACAGGTCAGGATGTTCAAGAGAGAAGAAAAGCTCAGATGGAAGCACGTAGAGGTGCAGTTGCTCAAAGTTTTTTGAGTGAGCAAACAATTGAAACTCAAAGACGATTTGAACAGCTAGCAGGATCATTGAGTGCTTTAGGACCACAAGGACAAGAACTCAGTCAAGCTATATTACAGGGTATTGCTACTGGTATGGATCCTAGAGCTTTTGCTCCAAAACTAATAGGCATGCTAGGAGATGGGGCGGCTGAGTTAATAGATTATGCAACCAGTGCAGTATTAGATGAAGGTGTTGATGTTGATGATTTTGCCGCTAGATCCCAAGAACTTGCTTTAGAGCTCAAAAACTCCAGTGCGTTAACAGCAGATACCATGAGAGTAATGGCGGCATTTGGAGATAGCACAGCAGAAACTATACTGGCAATTGAACAAAGAACACAAAGCATTGATAATTTTGCTCAATCTTTTGAAGATACTTTAGAAACTTTAGAAGGTGACCTACAAACTAATTCAGGACTAAGAGGATTAGCTGGCACAATGGATGAAGTTGCCGCTTCTATAAAAGCCGCAACAGGAGATTTTGTTTCATCAATGGTAGGTGGTGATTTTAGAGAATTTGCAGAAAATATGACAAACATGGCAGATGGTTTTTCTACTGAGCTAGCAAATCCTGCAGGAAAATTTAGAGAAACCATACGTCAAGCAGGGGCGGCGTTTGGTGAAATGGGTATAAGGCCTTTTAATCGTTTAATTGGTTTGGAAGACGCTGAAGAAGGAAATATCTCACAATTATTAGGTGATGCAGGATTTTTCTCTAGTTTGCTTTTAGATATAACAGGGCAGGCAGGTTTAGCAAACATTGCAAGAATACCTACAGCCGCTAATGCTTTGAGAGAAGCAAATGCCGCAGGTTTAGATCCAACGCAAGAAATAGAAATAGAGAGAATTGTAGCTGAGATTGAACGCCAGAAGGACTTGTTAAGAGATAGGGATCCAAGTAATGATTCGGAGGCGGCGGCTGAAATACAGAGATTGAGACAAGAGTTACAAAACATCTTTAGCAATAACTAATAGGTTGACAAAAACTATAAATACTATATAATAAGGTAAAGAGATTCATATGAGTTGGAAAAAACATTTTACAGCATACGGCGGACACAACGTTGAAAGCATGAAACCCAGCAGTGCTAGCCGTTTTCAAAGCTGGCTACCTGAAGTATACAGTGGGCAACCAAATCGTGTTGAACGCTATGTACAGTATGATCAAATGGACATGGACAGCGAGATCAATGCCGCCCTTGACATTATCAGTGAATTCAGTACACAAGTAAGTGAGCAAACAGGTTTACCTTTTCAAATTGATTATGTAGACCAAGCAACTGAAAGTGAAACAAAAATCCTAGAACAAACACTGCAACAATGGTGTAATCTTCAAGACTGGGATAAACGTGTTTTTCGCATGTTTCGTAACAGTATAAAGTACGGAGATCAATTTTTTATCAGAGATCCAGAAACCTGGGAATTGCTGTATGTCAATCCTGCTGATGTTATGAAAGCAATTGTAAATGATGCTAAAGGTAAAAAACCAGAACAATACATTATAAAAAATATTGATTTAAACATGCAGGAAAAGACAGTGAGTCAACCTGTACAACATGCACAAACATACGGTACAGTAAACAGCATGATGCGTGGACAAGTGATTGACAGAGGTGCATACGGTGCTGGTCCAACTGACATGAGCAATAGTCTAGGTAATATAAAAGAATACAGTGTTGATGCTAGTCATATTTTGCATCTAGGTCTAACAGAAGGTATGGACAACAATTGGCCTTTTGGTAGCAGTATACTAGATCCAATTTTCAAAACCTACAAGCAAAAAGAATTATTAGAAGATAGTATTATTATCTATCGTGTACAACGTGCTCCAGAACGTAGAGTATTTTATGTAGATGTAGGAAACATGCCACCAAACAAAGCAATGGGTTTTGTTGAACGTGTCAAGAATGAAATACATCAAAAACGTATTCCTAACAAAACAGGTGGTGGTACTACTATAATGGACAGTGCTTACAATCCACTTAGTATTATGGAAGATTACTTTTTTGCACAAACTGCTGAAGGTGGAGGTAGTAAAGTTGAAGTGCTACCTGGTGGAGAAAACCTAGGACAAATTGACGACCTACGTTACTTCACTAATAAAATGCTGAGAGCATTGCGTGTACCCAGCAGTTACTTGCCATCAGGTCCTGAAGATGGTACAGCAAGTTATGTAGATGGCAGAGTAGGAACTGCATTTATTCAAGAGTATAGATTCAATCAATATTGTATGAGATTGCAAAATGCACTTGCTCCTACAATGGACAAAGAATTTAAATTGTTTATGAAACACAAAGGTATCAGTATCGATAGTGGGTTGTTTAATTTAAAATTTGTGGAACCACAGAGCTTTAGCACATATAAAGAAATTGAAATACATGCGGCTAGAGCAAACGTATTCGGTGGACTAGAAGGTGTACCGTACATGAGCAGACGCTTTATACTTGAAAAGTATTTAGGATGGTCAGAAGATGAAATACTTAAAAATGAGCGTATGTGGGAAGAAGAAAATCAAAGTGGTGTTAGTGCAAGCACAGAAACTGTTCCTGGTTTAGGAAATGTTGGCGTTAGAAGCTTTGATACAAACACAGACGTTTCGGACTTAGACGTAGAAGCACCAACAACAGATGAAACAGAAGGTGCAAGTCCAATTAGTGGCGCAGAAGCGGCACCTGCGGGAGATGAAGATGCGTGATACTGAATTTCTAACTGAGTATTATGATGCTGAAGATAATGAGTATGCTAATCGTAAAATAGATGATACTCGTAAGACTAGATTAACACTTAGACAGTTAAATCGTTTGAGAAAACAGCGGGAAATACACAACATTGAGCATGCTAATAGAACTAAAAGAATACAAAAAATATACGTTAAGCCATCTCAATAATCGTTAATTTTTTCTAGTTTTTTACTTATCACAACATTTTTATCATAAAATACCCATTTTTTAGGCATTTATCCAAGTAAAACGTCTTGGTATGTTAAATATAGATGTAAACCATCTTGGTAAGCCTGTAATTTTTTAAGGAGAAAGATATGAGCGAACACAAGGAATCTTTAGTAAAGGTTCTCGAGTACCTCGTTAATGATGAGCAAGACAAAGCCGCTGATCTATTACACAATGTATTCGTTGAAAAAGCCAAAACACATTGGGCAAGTATCACTGAAGACGATGAAATTGTAGAAGACGAGATTGCAGAAGAGGATCTAGACGAAACTATCGATCTTGATGAAGCTGACGATGATTCAAAGGACGAAGCAGAAGTAGAGGAAGCAATTGATGCATCCGATGCTGAAGAAGATTTCCTTGATGATATTGAATCAGCTGAAGAAGAGATTGACCAAGAAGAAATCATGGACGATGAGGACATGGAAGACGGTGATGCAGAAATGGATCTAGCAATGGACATGGAACCAGAAGCAGAAGAAGGCGACGAAGGCGCTGAATCAGATGCAGAAGAAGCTATGGACAATGTAGAAGATGCTATTGCAGAACTACGTGCGGCATTTGCTGACATGATGGGCGATGAGCCTGCAGAAGAAGAGCCAGAAATGGAATCAGCTGAAACTGAAGAAGCACCTGTAGCAGAAGAAACAGAAGAAACTGTTGAAGCTGTAGAAGAAGGCGCTGAAATGAAAGCTGTTAGTGTATCACATAGTGACACAGCTGACAAAGCTTCACCAGTAGCTGGTAATGCTAAAGCACCTAACGAAGCTAAAGCACACTCTGCACCAGGTGGCGAAGAAAAGGGAAGACCTGCTCCAGCCGCTAAAGACATGGGAATGAAAGGTCCTCAAGAAGCTGGCGATCTTAGTGCGGCCCCAAAGGCAAAAGCAGAAGACAACAAAAGCGACAGTCCAATTAGAGGAATGAAGTAATATGTTATCTTTAAAAGAACATCTTACGTATAATCAAGCAAATATCGTTACTGAAACATTAGATGAAGGTAACGGTAAGAGCTTGTATATGAAAGGTATTTTTATTGAAGGTGATGTACGCAATCAAAATAACCGTATCTATACAAAAGATGAAATTCATAGTGCAGTTAAAGCAATTAATGAAAAAATCAAAGGTGGATACAGTGTATTAGGCGAAGCTGATCATCCAGATGACCTCAACATTAATTTAGATCGTGTGTCACACATGATAACTGAAATGGATGTTGATGGGGCAAATGGAATCGGTAAGCTGAAAATTTTGCCAACTCCGATGGGAAACATTTGTAAAACCCTATTAGAGAGTGGCGTGAAATTAGGCGTGTCAAGCCGAGGCAGTGGCAATGTCAACGAAAACGGCATAGTAAAAGATTTCGAAATCATTACTGTTGATATCGTTGCAAATCCAAGTGCACCAGATGCCTACCCCGATCCAATTTATGAAAGAATTATGAATCATAAAAGGGGTAACGTATTGATGGATGTCGCTAACGCAACTAGACACGACAAAGGCGCACAACGTTATCTCCAGGAAGAGGTGACAAATTTTATTAAAAACCTGAAGTATAGGAGAGATTAATATGGCTCATGCAATGGATGAACTATTAAGCTCAAATGCTCTCTCCGAAGAGGTTAGATCTTCATTATCTGAAGCTTGGGATACCCAACTAACAGAAGCTCGTGAGAAAATCACAGCTGAACTTAGAGAAGAATTTGCACAGCGTTATGAAAATGACAAAGAGCAGATTGTAGAAGCCGCAGATAAGATGATGGGTGATGTTATTGCTAAAGAACTCGAAGAGTTCAAAGAAGACAAAGCCAAAGTCGCAGAAGATCGTGTAGCTTATCGCAAGCATATGAAAGAGCATTCAAAAGTGCTTGATCAGTTTGTGATGGATACACTTGGCAAAGAAATTAAAGAACTTCGCCAAGACCGAGTTGCTCAAGAATCAAACATGACAAAGCTGGAAGGTTTTGTAATGGAGCAACTAACGAAAGAGCTCAACGAGTTTCATGAAGACAAACGCTCGCTAGTCGAAGCAAAAGTCCAAATGATAAAAGAAGGCAAAGAGGTTATCAACGAAACTAAGCGTGAGTTTATTGCTAAATCTGCAGAAAAGATTGAAGGAATTCTTGAAAATACTATCAAGAATGAACTTACAACTTTACGTGAAGATATCAAAACAGCCAAAGAAAATACCTTTGGACGTAAGATATTTGAAACATTTGCGGCTGAGTTTATGAGCAGTTACCTAAATGAAGGTACAGAAGTTGCAAAACTAAACAAAGCAATGGACGAACTACAAGTTAAACTTGATGAATCCGAAGCAAAAATTGCTGAAAAAGAAGTCGAACTAAAAGAATCTGCTAGAGACGCTAGAGTCAAAGCAGATATGGCAGAGCGTAAAGCCGTCATGCAAGAGATGATGGCCCCTCTTAATAAACAGCAAAAAGAAATAATGGGTGCTTTACTTGAAAGTACAAATACAGACAAGTTACAGAATGCATTCAATAAGTATCTACCTTCAGTATTGAAGGAAGACGCTAAAAAACCAGAAAAGAAGGTGCTTAGTGAGTCTTCGAAAGAAGTCACTGGAAATAAAGAAGCAGTAAAAACAGAAAATTCTGAGAAGACTGCTGACATTGTTTACCTTCGTAAATTAGCCGGTATAAGTTAAGGAGACCTAAAATGGCAGACAATTTAATGGAAAATTGGAGCGAAACAAAAGCCGCTCTTACTGACGGTCTAACTGGAACTAAAAAAAGTGTAATGGAAACAACACTTGAGAACACTAAGAAACACCTCAACGAGGCTGTGACTGCTGGTGCTACTCAAAGTGGTAACATTGCTACCCTTAACAAGGTTATCCTTCCAGTGATTAGACGTGTTATGCCAACTGTTATCGCCAACGAGATCGTTGGTGTACAGCCTATGACAGGCCCAGTTGGTCAAATTCACACATTACGTGTAAGATATGCAGAAACTTTTGACTCAGCAACAGCTGGTGATGAAGCACTAAGCCCATTTGCAATTGCAACTGGATATGCAGGTAATGCAAGTACTAATAAAGGTGCATCAACATCAAGTCTTGAAGGTGAGGCTGGTAAGAAGTTGAGCATCCAAGTACTCAAGCAAACTGTTGAAGCTAAATCAAGAAAGCTATCAGCACGTTGGACATTTGAAGCCGCACAAGACGCACAGTCAATGCACGGCTTAGATGTTGAAGCAGAAATTATGCAGGCACTAGCCCAAGAAATTACTGCTGAAATTGATCAAGAGATCATTGCTAGTCTTTCAAGTCTAGCTGGTACAGCCGCAAGCACATACGCACAAGGTAGTGTAAGTGGTACAGCTACATTTGTAGGTGACGAGCATGCCGCTCTTGCAGTGCTTATCAACAAAGAAGCAAACAACATCGCCGCAAGAACAAGACGTGGCGCTGGTAACTGGGCAGTAGT